GCTTACTGTCGCTTGGATTTTGTAGGCCAATGCGGGCGCGTGTAATTCAACGGCAGAAATTCTTGACCCAGAAAGGGCGTCAGCCCATCGGGAATACAGCCTGATGCCGCCTAGCGGATCAACATGGGCATACCATGACCCGTCTGGGTACTGCGTGTTATCACCCCACCCGGCCGGCGACACAAAATCCAATGGCTGAGTGCTAGGAGTGCCATCTGGGTTTAACCGCTTGATCTGAATCTGGTCTCCAGTAATGAACGTTCCGTTCGGGAAGTCAAAACTGAACTGACGTTCTCCTACGTCCACGTCAGAGGTATTCATTTCCGATTCAAACGCGCTAGCTGCGTACCGCGTTAACTCAATGAAACCAGCCGATCCAAGGTAAATCGCCATTAGCTGCCCCCCAGGCTGGCCTCAATCAATGGCCCGCTTACAACAAAGCTAACGCCTGCACTCATCACAGCACCTTGCTCAGCCCCAAGGTCAACAGATGTCACCAGCGCGTCGAACTCCAAGCTGCGATCACCAGCTACCAGCTTGAACCGATGCTTTTGATCGGGGTCAATCTTGCTTGTCCGTAGCACCGCGCCAAACAGCGTCTTGCCTTCAATGCTGTCAGCCTCATTGCGGTAATAGAAGAGCGTGCAACTACCGCTATAAGCTTGCCTTCCGTAGCGATACGTTGGCGCATAATCGCCCAAGGTCGTCGTTGGCAACGCCTCTGCCGAGCCGGTAATCTGCCAACTCTTCACCTTCCCCACCTTGGCGCCGTCAACGTGAAGGCTGCCTTCGATGCCGCTATAAATCTTGCCCATTACGCAGGCACCGCTAATAACGTCAGGCTAACGCTCGCAATCCCAGGACTCACAAAATCAACCCTGGGGGCATCTGCATAACGCCACTTTAAACTGCCCGGCGTCAACGATGCAAACGTAGGAGATCCAGCCCATACGCTCGCCGGTAAATCAAACACAGCAAACGTCCCCAGGCACGCTGCGTAATGCTCGGCAATCAGCTTGGCATCTGTATCTAGTACATTCCCAAACGACAGGCTTAACCGCCCACCCGTAGGCAAGTTCCCATGCACGACGCGCACTTCATACCCTGCCAACGACTGGAACGTTGTCATTGGCGGCATGCCAGGCGTCCATCCTCTAGCAACAGGCGTTAACGCTGGGAAAGCGACGGTATTCATCAGATTGTGCCAGTCACGTCAGCTGTTATCAGGCTACGTCCCGTTCCATCTACGGGGAAATACGATCCGGCAATTTCCAAGACGCCAGTTGCATCCTCGGATAACCGTTCAACCAGGTACAGGCGGTCTAATGACAAGCCCTGTCCAGCACTGGCTGTATTTGCGTGCTGAACACGAACAACATCCCCAACGCTCAGACTTACGGAGACAGTCGGGTCAGCTCTGAACGTAATGCTATGAGTCACATGCCGACGTTGACTCAAGATGTAGCGACCTACCATCGTAGCGTGCGCTTCACTTGTACAAAAATCAGACAAGTCATACTGCTCAAACGGGCCATCAACCGCCGTCCCCGAATAACGCACCTCTGTATTCCGAATAACGCCTGGACGGTCTTCAGGTTGTTCACGCCAGACCATCAACGCGCAAAATGGCTTGCGCTGCGATAGCTCAACATATTGGACAGTAAGCGACCCTTCGATGATGGAGGCTGCGTCAAATGTCGCATAAGGAACAATCGTCCCCGTTTCAAAGGACGCCCCGTTCAACGGTAGAACCGACCGCAAACCAAATTTCCCGCCATTCTGAGTTAGCCGCAGTAGAAATAACGGCGCAACACGACTCAAGTATTCACGCAGGTTTACTGGCGAAGCCAAGATGCCATCAAAATGCAACCCTTGTGCGGCATTGAACTGGGCGGCGCTTAGCAAGCTTGTGTTATCAATTAAAAGGTCAGGCACGCGCGCGATCTTTGCCATCAAATATCGAACTAAATCAGGAAACAAGCTGCTACTCCCGGCGCCGCCAGCCAGCTGATCAACAATTACACCATTACGAACAAAAACATGAAACTGCTGCCGGTGTTTGTTTTCGGTACTAGGGCAACTTCCAGTTACGCCCAAAACGGTCAAGCCTGAAAACGATCCGCCCGAGCCTGTGAAATTGATTGCCGCTGGCACTGGGCAAGGGATTGATCTCGTCTCTGTAACCTCAAGCCTGTATTGGTCAATTACTTCTTGTTCAGTGGCGTGCTCAGGCAGCTTAACCGTAAATATCCCATTGCATTTAACGGAATACACCAAAGGCGAAGACGAAAGTCGCTTGTCACTCCAAGATGAATGCACAATCGCAAGCGTTTTGCCCGCGTCAAGGACTATCTCATTAATTGGCACTTTGCTGCCACGGTCGTCTAATACAAAAACTGAGCCCGTTGTGACGCTTCCGGGGACAAACGTGGTCTTTGCCACATTGATGTAATCTTCTTTTTGCGCCCCAAGATAATCCTTGAACATCACTTTGATGTCCTTCTCTCTATTAAAGTTATCGGGATAGGTGAGCCGAGCATTGGATGTAGACGCTGTTGGGAGCGTTACAGAGTCTTTGTTGTATCGCTGATACCCTCTGAAATATTGCGTCGCACCTCTGTAATTGACTTCGTGCCGAATACGGGATACTTTGATTGCCATTGAAGTCGCATATTCTGATTGCGCTTGGACTTCTAGCTCTGTGCCGCCGGAGATATATTCAACGGTTTGTGCAATCGCTTGCAATCCGCTGCCTATAACTTGATCGGGATGCTTGTAAACTTCTGTCTTTTTAAGCGTTGAGACAATGTTTGCAGTCCATTGATATTGAGGAAGCGCCCCGTAGCTGGTAACGCACGAACCTTGTGGCACGGCTGCTAGTTTTGCGTTCCCGTGCCAAATATCATTTATATTTACTGCCGGCAGCTGCCCATCTGACAAAATAAGCGCCTGTTGAAACGACACCGTAGAACACGTATTACTGACTCCAATGCGCACCAGCTTTGGCGAGATAAACACGCCTCCACGAGCGCCTTGACGCTTAGCAAATATCAAAGGGATTGTATCCCCAACAGCTACTGCGACTGCTTCCGTATCTGCCCCACCTCGAATTAGGCTGTCAGCCGATTCAACATCTTTGCGCAGCGTTGCAGCTATCGGTGTAACCGGACCTTGTGGGTAAACCCTTAGTAACTCGTTCATAACCGTGGTGGCTCTCCAATCAAGGTGGTCGTAAACTTGCGCGGCGGCACTTGGGCGCCTATCGGGTCAAGGCTACTGCCCAACTCCATGATTAGCTGTCCATCATTGACGCTGCCAGAAACCACCTCACCTATAAACTGTGCGATCAATACTTTGCCAGCTGGGCTGCTTAAGTTTGCATGTGGCACCTTGTAGATCTTTATCTCCACAAGGTGTGCGTTGGTTAACGCTGTTTCGACAAGGGATAGCGCCTCAGCGCTAGGGGCCATTGTCACCTGCATACTGTTTTGATCGCCGGTAGATGTAACATCAATCATGCCGGCTATAAAAGGCCGATGTTCGTAGCCTTCAATCGCTTGCCCAATATAGAAATTCTGCCACCGATAATAAGTGTTTGAGCTGTCAAACACTCGCATGTACTGGCATAGCGCAATATTGGCCATTTAGCGCATCCCCAGACCAGCACGAGAAGACGGGTTGCGAATCTGCGCCATTGTCTTCGCTACAGCCTGGCTGACGATGCCTGGTACATCTTTGCTTTGAATGTAATCACCATCATTCATGCGCAACACGTTGCCAGAGTAGTTGATATTTACGGCTGTACTCCCCTGGCCCCCCGCACTCGGCCATATCTTTTCAATGTCTTTGCCAATCGCCCTTTTCCCGCTATTGACTTGAGCAAAAGCCCCTTCAAAAAAACGCTCCTCATTGCCCGGTGTTATCCCGGCGAACCTTTTCATTGGCATACGAACTGTGTGGCTTGTGCCACGGTCACCTGCTAACGCACGTTGAAGCGCGCGTGCTGTGCGGTCAGCGTTGTCAGCTGCACGCCCCAACTCGTCTGCAAACTCACCAGCTTTCAGCTTTGATACTTCCAGCTGGATCTTCATATCAATGACAGCATTCTTAGCTTCTGCCGCTCGTCCTGCAATCTGACCCATGTGGGTATTTTGACCGTGCAAGGCTTGGGTGATTGCCCTTTCATTATCGTTGCGCCATTTTTGAATGTGAGCAATCTCCTTCATGGTATTGAGCTGCTCCCATCCATTAGTATTTTGCAATTTCTGATACTCAAGTATTGATTGCCATTCGGTTTCCCATAGATTGAGCAGCTCAATATTCTTGGCAATGGCGCCTAGCGCTCCATCAAAACTGCTTTTGGCATTGCTAGCCGCTTGGGCAACATTGTTAGTTGACTTAGCCATTGCATCTGCAGCCCGTGCAGATTTAAGGGTTAAATCCGCGATCTTTTGTTTCTGGTTTGCTGTATCAGCGTTAATCCTGCCCTGTTGCTGCTCCAGCTGAATGATGCTTGAAGTATCACTATGAATTTGCTTATTTAGCTCTGCTTGAATCTTGGCAGCAGCGGCGGTATCACCTTTTGCTTTGGCTAGCTCTAGTTCAGCCTGCAGTAACTGTTGACCGAGCTGAGCCTGTTCTTTAGCAGCATCGAGGATACGATCCTGTTCTTTCTTCAACTCTTTAGCGGCCTGTTCTGCATCGTTTAATGCAGGTGGCAACTTGCTAGTAGCGCCCGCGGCTTCAGCAGCAGACTGAGCGACAGGCTTTAGATTGTCCGCTAGCTTTGATGCTTCAGTTGTAGAAAAGCCTAAAGCTTTTGCTACATACTCCAGGGCCTTGCCAAGTAACTGCATGGCAGGGCTAGAAGCTAACTCGCGGAACTTACCGATTACAGCAGCTACAACCTTAGAGATATTGCCTATAACAAAGATAATCTCGTTGAAGGCTTTTAGTAGAGCACCTTGCAGGAAGCCTAAGATCGTATCCCATGGGATGCTTGTCCAGATCTTCTGCAGTTCAGTGACAACAGGTTGAATTGCTTTCAGCAGCTTCGGGAATACATGCTCAGCCACAACCTCCCACCATTCAGCTAACTTCTGCCCGACGACTGTTAACGCCTCAGCGCCTGCTACCACAGCAGGTGTGAAGATCTTGCCAAGACGTAAGAAGAGCTGCTCTGATACCAGCGACAGCCTCTGCAATGCTTGCTGTGCTGGGGTTAACTTGTTACCTAACGCCTCAGCATCGGCTGCACGCCCTGCCAGGGCTTGATACAACACATCGCCGGTGATCTTGCCATCCTGTGCCATCTGGCTCAGTTCACCGCGACTACGTCCTGTAGCAGCAGCGATAGCGTCTAGCAAGCCTGGCATCCGCTCGCTAACACTGACGAACTCATCACCATTTAGCTTGCCTTTACCAAGCGCCTGGCTGAGCTGGTAGAACACACCAGCGGCATCAGCTGCTGCCAACCCAGACTCTTTAGCAACAACGTTGAAACCTTCGTAAATCTGGCCTGTTTCTTTGAGGCCGTAACCGACGCCTTTGAGGCGACCGTAGAGATCACCTAACCCCTTGATCGCTTCAGTCTGTGAGACACCGAAGGTATTAGAAGCGTTGGCTGCTATCGCCATAGCAGCGCTGTATTCTTCTGAGCTACTGGTTAGATTCTTGATTCGTTGCTCTGCGGTTCCACGTTCAAATGCTACATCTAGGGCTTGCTTTACTGTCTTAAGTACTGCAGCAACTGACAGCAACGGCCCCAACGCAGCACCAATCGCTGCACCTAACCCCTTGGCGTTGATAGCAGCAGCTTGGCTAGCAGCACCAAAACCACGGATATTGTTAGCAGCACCGTTGATATTGCTCTGCGCTTGTTTTGCTGCGGTATCGACCTTTTTCAGCTCGCCTGCAACTTGGCTGATAGCCGCGCCACCCAGTGCTCTTACGACAAGATCAATGCCGTACTGGGCAGCCACGTTTACAGCGCATCGTTAAAGCAAGTCTACCGACGCCGACTGCGCCGCTCCATTTCCTGCTGTTGCTCCAGTTGATGCCCGAGGTATCCCGTCCATAACAGCATCTCCTCGGGCGTCAACTTCTGCTGTAGCTCGCTCACGGTCATATGCAACCGCTCGGCAAGGCTAAACAGAAAGCTGAGTTCACCGTCCTTTGCGAACAGCTGCGTCAGCGCTTTTGGAGTCGATCTCGTCCTCCTCTTCCTCAGCCTTCTCGCCAGCATCCAACATGGCCAGCATCAGATCATCGACGATCTTGGCGGGGATAGCATTCCGCAGCTCAGCCAACTCACCTTGGGCGAACAGGGCCTGGCCATCCTGATCACGAGCCACCATCACCAGCAGCTGCAAAGCAAAATCGGTGGCATCATCAGAGCCGGCCAGCTTCTGAGCCTTCTTCCGCTGCGCCAGCGTCAGCGGTGCCATATAGAACTCAAACTCTGACCCGTCAGGCAGCTGCACTGATTTTTTCTGCGGCTGCATCGACAGCGCAGACTTCAGGCGGTCTAGAGCACGCATATACGTAGGGGCAGTGACTCGCAGTAATCATAGACAGGCGCAGGGGGAGCATCGCTCCCCACACACTCGCCCTGCGGGAGTCACCACCGCCCGCCAATCGTACCCGCACAAAAAAGCCCCGCCGGAACGGGGCTTGTCATCTTCTGACAGAAGCCTAGAGCTTCACGCCGAACAGCACGTCAGGTGTGCCCAGCAGCGAGAAGCTGATTTCGCACGAAACAGCATCGTCCACGTTGACGCCAGTGCTAAAGC